AAACCTTTTCAAGTTCCAAGTTATTAGGTTTCTTGAAAAGGGCGCTACACTCCTCGGCAGCTCTCTCTCCAACTTCCCAACTGTACGCGATAGCATCCTCCCCCTTGCGATCACCCACGTCGAACTCAACCATCACTGAATCGGTATTATGTACAACCATATCACCAGGTCCCACGTGGAAATGGTGCGACTCTGTAGTCAAGTCATAGACATAGTCCTCAGTTTCACCAATAATTTCAAGTTTCTTAATCGAAATTGGATTCTTTCTTTGTGTTGAAGTTGTCCACGTTTGTCTAAAAATATCTTGTTTATCAGACCTGGTATTAATTGAAACATTATAACCCAGACGTCGTCCCAATATATACATACCCATAGAACCCTCCTTACCTTTGATATCCATTCGTGTATAGCCATTATCATCCTTATCACCATCTGCCATATAGTATCCCTCCCAGAATGACTTTACAATATGAAGTGGAGCATTGAGAATACACACAGGTACAACCTTCTCTTTGTGTTTGTTGTAGAAGAGACTACGATACTTTGTAGATATACTCTTCACATCACCAATCGCATTCAACTTGTAGACACCACTACTTTTAATTGTATCATAAATTTTAGTTTCAAATGGACACAATTGCTTCATTTCTTCAAGGAACTTCATATCCGCATTGTTGAGTGTCCATGTATATTTAGAATCGTAGTGACCACACGAACCATCACCAAAAAAGAATCCCATAACCTTTGCTTCTTCCAGAGTAATATCAGTGTCTACATCACAAAATGTGGAAACACAATTACCATGTAGGAGTTCGGTGCCGAGAGCCACTTCGGAAGGTTTAATCATCTCCTTATTTTTTAGAAGGAGACTGTGGTCTTCGGTAACATCAACAACACCCGTATGTGTAAGGACTCTGTGTATATTTTTAGTTGTTTTGTGTCTCACAATTTGTTTGATTGGTGTAAATCCACTTTCAGTCCATACTTCGGCATTAATTTCAGCAATCTCCTTACCATCATCTCTAATCTCGTATAAATCTACGAGCGAGTCAATACGCACAGTCTGGATAATACCACTCTTTCTGATAAGTAGAGGTGTGTCTGGCGTCACAGAATCACCATACCTCACCTTTGCCCCTGGGAAGTTTGCTTCCACATAGTTCTTTGTTTCCTCAATCATAGAGCGACCTTTACATGTTGTCGTAGAAGCGATTGGGACACATGGTAAAATACCTTTACCAGCTCCAGTAAAACCATAGACGGAGTTCATTGAAATCTTATAGGCTAACTGTTTACCATTGTAGACCTCTTTCATAAAGCCGGTAGCGTTAGCCATGTCGCGCTTAGCCTGCTTACGGAACTGTTTAAGCTCGAGAAGAATTGCTGGTAAAAGACTTGGAACATCTTGTGCAAACTTATAAGTGCGATCGGCGACACGGAAGGTTTCATATGTAATCCCAGGTACATTACCGTACTTCTTTTCATCCATAACATACGACGAATAACATAAGTTGTGCGCCATCATGATAGATGGGTACAGCGCTTCAAAATCTAGAGCTGTAATCGGGGTATAATACGCCCCTTTTTGGGCGTCCAAAACTGTAGCGCCTTCGTATGGTTCTTCGGGGATTGCTCCATACCGAATAGTTGGAACCATGAAGCCCAACTCCCGAGCCTTCTTCGTGAGTTGGGAGAACACCTTGATTTGCTGCCCTCGTTCCACAAGGAAATTCGCAGGAACCCAAGTAGCCTTAGCCATCTCAACCAAGTTCAGGAGAGTACAAAGCTTTTTCATGAGTTTGTGTGGGAGGAGGGTATCCTTGATACAATACTCAGCAACTTCCCTCAATTTGACGGGGTCTTCCTCTCTGTAACGAGCGAACATCTCCTTGGGAGCCATATCAATCTTTTGATCTCCAAGGTACAACTTTGATACATTATCCAATTTGTAACTATCAAGTTTGTACCCCTTCTTGATTTCGTGGAACATATCAAAAATGAAGCGACCAGACATTGGAAGAAGCTTCAAAAGATTGTCACCGAGAGCACTTGAAGAAAGTTTTTTAATAACAAGTTCAGACTCTGTATCTTTGAGCTTTCCCAAGTTGAAGAAACTGTAGTGACACCCATTGATTTGCGCGCGCTTGTAGATATATTCCATATCAAAGCCAAAAATATTCCACCCAGTAATGACATCTACATCCTTTTTGTGTAGATACTTGTGAAACGCCTCTAACATTTCCTTTTCGGTTGAAAAGCTCAATATATTGGATCCCTCCAGATTGGGATCTGTTTGTTTGTAACAGAGGCATGTTTTATCATATGGTTCATCAGAACCAAACTTACACAGGGAGATTGCAATTTGAAAACAAGCATCTCCGGGGATGTTTGCATCAGGAAACTTACCAGTAGAACTGTTACATTCAATATCAACGGATGCTACAACAAACGGCGCAACATCATCTCTCGCCATTGGTTTGAGAGTAGTCCAATCATTACAGAACAAATCCATATCAACATTTGCGAGGTGTGAACGAATGCATTTATCACCAGTCTCAAGCCATCCAGTGGATTGGATTCCAGTGCGATGCATCAGGCGCAGCACTGGATCAAGATTTGATTCATACACTTTAACATTTCTCACACCAAAAATATTGAAAAGCTCAGGAGTTCTATCAAGAGGTCTTCTTAAAAATGAATCTGTGAGGCGACGAGCTTGAAGATTCTTAAAATTGATTTTCATAAATGGAAACTCCTCATTATTTTGAAATCCCCAAACATCTTTTGATTTGGTAACTGAATATCCAACGAGAGAATCTTTACATTGTTCATCAAGGATGTTGTAAATTCTCTGAATTTTTGCAGTGTCAATGTTAGGTGGAAGTTTAATAAAAAAATAAGGTGTAAATGCTGTTGTCAGACACACTGACTTTCCTTCCTCAGTCTTACCAAAGATACTGATCATGTGCTCGTCATCTGTATCTCTGGACTCCCATGTCAGTGCTTGGAAGGCTACCATTGTGTAATCATCGCCCGAAAATTTTAATATACTTTATTAGTAAAAATGTCAGCTGCTTTGATTGACCTTGTATCTAAAGGTGCCCAGGATGCGTACATCACTGGTCAACCTCAGGTCAGTTTTTTCCGACAAAACTATAAGCGTCACACCAATTTTTCTATGCGACCAGAGCGCGTGGACTACATTGGTACTTTTGGTGCCTCCAACGAAGTCGTCGTTCCACTCAAGTCCAAGGGTGATCTCTTGAGCTATGTGTGGATTGAGGCTGAAGGTATTGCGACACCCGGCGGAAATAACGCCATGTTTGACACCGCGGCGTCCCAACCAACAACTTTCCAATTGTGGATTGGCGGACAAAAGGTGTCTGAACTTGATTCCCTTTTCATTCAGGGTGTGTACAATCCACTTTACAATGAAACATCTGCCAAGGCGGGTATGAGATTCACAACCGAAACAACCCACGCGAACTCAAAGGGTGATCACTTTGTCATTCCATTTTTCTTTGGTGAAGATTGGACCAAGGTTCTCCCACTCGTGGCGCTCCAGTACCACGAAGTTGAACTTCGCATAAAGCTCCAAGATCAATACACTTTGGCGGGTACCCCCAAGATCTACGCGAACTATGTCTACCTTGACACCGATGAGCGTAAATTTTTCACAGAAAGTGAACATGAGTTGTTGATTACTCAAACACAATACCAACCAGGATCCCAAGCCGATACTGAGTTTGATCTCACATATTTCAATCACCCAGTGAAGGCTATTCACTTGGTCGCTGGCGACGCGGGTGCTGCCGTGTGGAACGACCACTACACATTCGGAACCGCCTCTTTGTACATTAATGGTACGGCACTTTCCGAGAATATGTCAAATGTCTATCACCACGATGTTGTTCCAGAAATGCACTGCAGCGCCATCGGTGCTGATACTTTGGACGAAGACACCGTCTACACATGGCCATTCTGCTTGAACTTGGCTAAATCTCAACCATCTGGCTCCCTGAACTTCTCCCGAATTGATAACGCGAAGTTGCTTCTTAACAGCGTAACCTCTGCCGATTCATCAAAACCAGCTCGCGTCTATGCGGTCAACTATAATGTTCTTCGTGTGAAGAATGGTATGGCTGGTGTTGCGTTCGGTAACTAATTTTACTTTTAACATAATTACAAAACCTTACATACGATTGGTTTAAAAATATCAATGATATGTAGGATAAGATGGATCTCGTTCCAATCAAACTTATTAAAAATCGCGATGTTCGCGATCGCCTTTTGAGGGTAAAAGGTGAGACGGCTGAGA